CAATTGCTTCTCGCACTCGTTCTCGTCGTCGCTGCCACCGCCGCCAACTCGGCCGCTCCCATTTCCTCCGTTCCCTCGCCCTCCGCCACTCCCTCCATCGAATTGACCGGAAGCTTTTTTTGTTTCCTGCTCTTCGAACCATTTCAGAAGGCTCACTCCCTTCGGTATCGGAGGTCCCCTATAGCGGCGGTTTCGTCCTGCCTCTATGTCATCCATTTCCGGTTGGGTTGCCGGCGCCGTCGAAATCCATGGAAGTCCCGATGCATCACTATCGGCATCAAATGCACCGCGCGACTGTGGGATTGTTTGCACCGGATCCACCGGCGCTGAGGCGCCGATGCCCGATACGGGCGACTGCGGGATCAGCGCATCCATCTGTCCTAAATAATCGGCCGGTATATTTGGGCCGATCCCCTGCTGCGCGCCGACGATAGGTGCCCGCGAAACCTGTCTGAAGTCGGGATTCCGCGAGCCGGCGGCCGTCGATTCGTTGCTCCGCACGTACGGCGGGTGCGGACTCTGTTGCGTCGGCAATGCGAACAACTGACCAGGCAAGCCGCCTTGCGGGCTGAAATAGTTGTCGTTCCAATTCGGAGGCGAACCGAATCCGACACCTGGCTGAGGCTGCTCCTGCTCCAAGAACTCCTGCAGCAAGCCGAGCAACCCCCCTGTGCGCTGCCCTCCATAGATTCCAGAATTAAATCCGTACCCACCACGAAAATCCGTACTGCCCATCAGCCCAACTCCTTGTCCATGATGATGTGCTTTTCCTCATAGCCGTCGAGCACGTGCAGCCAGCCCTTGCGGCCGTAGATGCGCACGCGCTTGCAGCCTTCATCCCTGGCGTAGGTTTCGATGCGGTCGATCAGCGGAAGCCAGCGCTTCATGTCGCTGCCGCCGCATACCGTGATGATGCAGACCTTGCCGATCTCGGTATTGACCAGGATGGTGGCGACGGCGGACTCGACGGTTCGCCCGTTCCACGCCATCCACAACAGGCTGCGGCCGGAAAGAATATCGGCTTCGATGTCCGCAAACGCGTTGAGCTTGGTCCGGTAACAGGCCGCCTTGAGCAAGGGGCTGACATGCGGCCAGATCTCGCGAACCCTTGCGGGATCGACGCAAACCAGCTCAGCCGAGGATGGCATAGAGGAAGGTTCGCCCTGACGTCGCGGAATTGGCATGCGTGATGGTGAACGAGCCATTGGCGACCGCGGAGAGGTACATGGTGCCGTTGCCGGCTTCGGTGGCGGCATTCGCGGTTGTTGGCGTCAACAACGGCGTCGATCCGGCCGCACAGTTTTTGTCGGTGACCACGGTCGTCCCGCTGCCGGTCGCGAGCGTCACAATTCCGACCGCGTTGGAGCGCCCCGCGGCGAGCTGCTGGACCGCGAGAACGATCTTCTTCAGATCGGTCTCGGTAATGCCGGGAACGTAGGCCGTCATAACGTGCCGCCGGGAGTGAGGTCGGGCACCACGCCGGCGCAGAAGGTCCAGGAGGTTGCCGCCGGAATCCGCAGCTTGAAGCGCGAATAGCGGGCGTCCCGCATCACGTCGCAGCGGCCGGTACGCGCATTGACCAGCACTTCCGCACCCGCCGTCGCGGTTGCCGAGGGCGTGTCGCGATAGGAAACCGAGCCGAACAAGGTGGCCGCGTCGGTGACGGGTCGAAAGCCCCGGATGGTGATGCGGTTTTCGTCCGTGCCCTGTTCGGCGCTTTCAATGGTGGCTTCGAGATTGGTTCCTCGGAAGAAGCCGAGCACCTGTGCACTGTTGAACTGTCCGATTTCCGGCTGCACCGCGGTCGCATAGGCATCGAGACTTAGCGTCAGCGCGTCCAGCGACGTGGAAATGCTGTCGAGGTTTTCCAGCGTCAATCCGGTCTGGGAGATTCCAAGCAGGTATTGGCCGGTGACGGCCACCGGAAAGAACCGGTCCAGCAGGAAATCATAGCCCAGCAGCTTGTCGTAAGTGCCGGCGGTGCCGGAGACCGACTTGTAGGCCCAGTACACCCGCGTGCTTCGCGGATCCGCAGCCCCCATGAAGAGCTGCAGATTGCCCTTGTCGAGATCGGCGAGAAACGTGCGGTCGACTCTCTCCCGCCCGATCTGCTCGGGGACACCGCCCGGCTCGATCTTGTGAAAGCCCTGGCCTGCGTAGAAGAAGATCCGCTCACCCGCCCGGATGATCGAATAGGGCGCGTAGAGACCCTTGTCCTGGGTGATGCGATCGATCTGAAAGATGATCGGCGATCCCGGCACGTAGGACATCCGCCTGATGGCCTGATCCTGAAAGACGATTCCGGTTTCGCCGCCGGCGACGCCGCGGACAATGCCGCCGTCGGGAAAATCCTGAAAATCGGAGGAGTTGATGCCACTGGTCCAGCTGTTCGACCCATTGAAGCTGTTCAGTCCCGACCACTGAATTCGGTAAGGCGTCGAGAGCAGTCCTGACAGCACCAGGAAGCGTCCGACCACGCTGATATAGGCGGCCTGCGGCGGCGAACCTAGCGCATCCGAGAACGCCGTCGCCGATGACAGATCGAACACCTGCAAGACCGCATTGGCTTGGGTTGCGAAAACCAGATTGCCGGTCTGCGCGAACTGCCACTGCGCCGTGGAAGACAGCGCCGAATAGGTCGACGCGCCCTTCGAGACGTCGGACCAGGTGAAGTCGGTGTTGTTGAGCCTGTAGAGCTTGGTAATGGTGCCTGCGAAGGTGACAACCGTTCCGTCGGATTTCAGTGCATAGAATGCGCCCCGGCACGGCGCGGGGAGCGCGGACGTATAGGCGGAGAATGACGGAAATGGTCCGTAACCGTCGCCGCGCGGAATGACGTTGAGGATGTTGCGGGTGGCCCCGCCCTCATAGTCGCTGACGTCGGGGCGATAGTCGCCGGTGGCAAGAAGCGGCATTATTCAGTCGTCCATGAATCGGGAGGGATGGCGGCTGGCGCCCAGGTCTCGGCTTGCGCCGGTGTTGCCGTCCACGTTTCGGACGGCGCCGTCTCCGGCGTCCAGTTGCTGTTCGGAATGGCGCTGCCGGTCCAGGTGTCGGCGTCGAACGGACGCGGAAACCATGCTTCGAAGTCGCGGGTGAAACCCGTGTCGTAGCCGGTGACGACAAGTAAGACGGCGCGGGAGCGCATCGAAGCGCCGAACGCAGTTGCATTTCCGGTGATCGCATAGGCGCCCGCGGGCGCCAAAACCCTCGCGGCAAACGCTGCCGCGTTGCCGGCAACCGAATAGCTGCCCGGGGCAACGGAAACGCGGACCGGAAATATCACGGCGTTGCCCGCCACCGAGTAGCTGCCAACCGCACCGGAGAGCCTGACGCTGAAGGCAGCGGCGTTGCCGGTGAGCGCGAAAGCACCAGCGCTGGACGGTTGCTTCACCCTGAAAGCAGCTGCCTGTCCTGCAAGCGCGTAGGAGCCCGTGCCGGCGGCCAGAACCGTGTTGGTCAGTCCGATCGAGGACAATTGCCCGAGCGCGAGACGCCCGAGCGCATCAAAGCCGAGAAGCGACATTTAGATCGTGACGCTAAGGGCCTTGGCGATAGCTGCCATGCGACCATCACCGAGAACCTGTTTCAGCGCCGACCAGCCTTGCAGGAACCGCGCGTTTGTCACCACCATCGGATCGCTCTGCGCCTGCATCGCCGACCACAGCAACCAAAACTGAATGTTGCCGTTAACAGCCGCCTGTATCTTGATGGCATCGTCCGTCGTGAACTGAGCCATCAAGTCTTGTGACAAGATGGTTTGCGGCTGCGCCGGCAGTGTGAGTGGTGGCGCGGGCGGGGGCGTATAGACACCATCAATCAGCGTGCCACCAACACTGTAAATCGTATCTATCTCTCCTTGCAACGAACAGCCATCCGGCACCGGCCACGCCGTCAGGTCGTCAAGCACGACACGGTTGATGATAGACCCCGAGCCGTCAACTACTGCGTAAATCGTCATAGCGCCGCATCCTTACGAACTGCAAAACTCAGTGATGATGGCAACACCCTGAAAACTTGATCCGCCGGTGAGGCTAGCGCCAGTGTTCGTCGCAACAGCGCCACCACCCCCGCCTCCATATCCTGTCGCATTGGTTCCGTTACTAGAGCCGCCGCCGCTGTTCCCCGTGCCGCCGCCGCCATAAGGCGTAGAGCCGCCGATGCCAGAGCAGCTAAGGTTGGCGAGCGAACCGGCGCTATACAGACCTCCTGTTCCCGGCGCTCCGGTAGCAGCTAAATCTCCGGTCCCGGCTGAGCCGCCCGGAGCACCTGCGGGGGCTGTTACGGAGCTAGACAGTTGACCGGCGCCTCCGCCATTCGCGACACAAAGCGTTCCAATAGAAGTGGTGCCACCGCCAGTGCCTGCAGCACCAGCCGTCCCGGCTACGCCAGCCGCAATGGTTACAGTTTGTGTCGCGCCGAGAGTAGCGGCGCTCACATACGTTCTTGACCACCCACCACTGCCACCGCCGCCGCCAGTAAACACCCCTCCAGCCGAGCCGGTGGCTCCACCACCAGAGCCGCCGGAGCCAACGGCTTCGAGGATGGCGTAAAGACACTTGGTATCGCGGGTGAACGTCCCTGACGAGGTGATGACAGTCTTCTTGACGCGACCGAACGCTGCGATGTTATCGGTTGCTTGCGCCTTCTGTGCTGCCGTGAAGCTGTTGGCTTCCTCGATCGAGAGCAAATCTTCCTTGATCGCGACAATGGCAACTTGTGGCACCGTCGAAAAATTTATCTTGGTGCCAGCACCGCTCTGACCCGTAGCCGTTCCAGTGCCCGACGAATTGGACAGCACCGTTGTTCGCGCAAGGACGCCGGTTCCGGTATTGTATGCGCCCTCGCCGATTTCCCATTGAGAAAGGTCCGTGCTTTCGGCGCGATATTTATAGACGCGCGAATTCACGACGCCTGCGAGCGCCGGGCTATTGTAGCCGGTCACCGCAGACGAATAGGTCCAGTCGGTTGTACCGCCAAGAGTTGGCGTGAAGCGGCAGGCGTCAAGAAATGCGGCCATGTCAGGTAATCGTCAAAATGCCGTTTGCCTGGTCAATATCGACCGTAAAGGTATTGCCGTTTGTGAGTGTCAACGCCGTGCCGTAGTCCCACCAGCCGATCAGCGGCTTGGTGGCGGATGTGAAATTATAAAGCACGGCGTATTCAAATGGGCCGATGGACCCGCCCGAGGCCGTCCATGCCGGATCCGTGCCGCCGATGAACTTGAATGTGCCTGATGTCTGCGATCCCGTGATGGTACCGATCGAAACGCCGCCCGCCGTGTAGCCGTTCGCCGTCGAGAGATCGGCCGGGGTGTTATAGACCGTATTGGTGGCGACCGGCGCCGTATTGGTCAGGTAGACCTTATAGACCTGCGCCGTTCCGGTTTTCATGTCGTGCAGCGCATTGGCCACGTCGAGCACGAAACAATTGAATTTGTTGAAAGCGGCCATTTAGAACACCTGTCCGGAGACGCGAACCGTCATCGGGCCCGCGTTGAAGGTTGAAGTCAGTCCGAGGTTGTTGAGATCGTCGAGGGCGGTTTTGAACCCGAGGCCCCAGGTTTGAATGCGGGCGTCCTCTTTGATGTAGGGCGCGGATTCCAGCAGGGCGCCGTAGAGATACAGATCGGGCGCCAGCAAAAGCAGCCAGTTGGTCGGATTCGACGCGAGCGGCGGAATGCTCGCGCGGTAGATCATCTCGATGGTGTAGGCGGCGCCCGGCGTCGGCGCCAACTCGATCTCGTCGCCGAACACCGTGAAGTAAAGCGGCTGCGCCGCGATGTCGGAGATACCAAACCGGTATTCGTCGATCTGCGTGCCGGATCTGAACTCCAGGCAGGGCTTTCCGGTCACGCTCGACAGGCGAACCCTGCGCATCGACTGAAAATCCGCCGGCAGCGAGATGAATTCCGGCTCGCTCGATCCGGTATCGACCAGCGCGGTGGCGCGCCGCTCCATCTGCCGGACGAACAATTGGCGGTTGAATTTGGCTTCCGCGAGCTGGATGAAGGTCGGAATCCGCGCGATCAGCGTGGCGTCCTGGTCGCGCGCCAGATATTCGGTCACGGCCGCCTGCAGCGATGTGTAGTCGATGATTTGCGTCACGATAGCCCCGCTGACCAGCCGGCTTGCAGTTTCGGCCGGTCGGTTCGCAGATAGGCCCATTCGGGATCATCGAGCTTCTTCTGCACGATGAGGTCGAATTCGGGCGTGAACATCCGCAAGGAGAAATTGCCCCTGGCGTGCTCTTCATTCAGCCACCGCACATAGATGACGTTGGGGATGCGCGCGACGTGGCGTCCCCAATCGCCGTATTGTTCGTCGCGGCGCGCCTGCCTGTTCCACTCCAGGATCGGCTCGACATCCTGGATGTGCTCGATCGCAAGGTCTTCGCCGTTGCTGTCGAGATGAGGCCGGATCAGGATGCCCTCCATCACGACATCTCCGTGACCCACAACGTGCCTGCAGTGGCCGTGACCAGCCCGTTGGTGGCGGCCTTGATGGCGGAGATCCGTTGGCCCGGACTGACGATGACATGCTCGATCGCATTGGCCGGCAGATAGATGTCGGCAACGGTCGCGGTCTGCGCGCCGTCGCCGATCCGGTAGCAGCAGGCGGAATCCGCCACCAGCCGCAGTTGCCAGGTTTCCGGGCCGAACGCGTTGGCAACAGCCGTATTGGCGTCGAACGCGATCGTCTGCGTCGTCCCGGCGCGCGAGGAAGGTTGTTTGGGAAAGAACGACATCTTATGCGGCCCTCACGGCGATCGAAAAGTGCATCGGGATAGATGCGCCCGACGCGCCTGACGGCGTCAGCACGATCACGTCGTCTTCGTTGAGATATGTCGGCGAGGCCGGCGTAACCGAGAACAATTGGCCCGCAGCCGAGCCGGATTGCGTGACGGTGAAGCTCGCAAGCGTGGTGGCGTTGGCCGAAACGGTAATGGTGCCGTCAGCCGTGGTGATGGCGCCGCCGAGGATTCCGGTCGCCTTCAGCAGCCGGCAGCGAAAGGGAACGCGAATATAGGCGGCGGCGGGCGTAGCGCCGCAGGACGGCGTGTAGGCCGTAAGGTCGATCGTGGTGAGCGTATGATTGCCGGGTAGTGACATCTAGAGTCTCCAAAAAAATTAAAGAGCGCACGGAACATCTGTTCCTGGTCATGGCCGGGCTTGTCCCGGCCATCCACGGTTTCTTGCCGATAGCGTTAAGACGTGGATGCCCGGCACAAGGCCGGGCATGACGACCACAATTCTACCGGCCGCATTGACGGCCAGAGTTCAGGACGCGGTGTTGTCGAACACGCCGCCGCCGGATTTTTCGTTGCGGGCCACCAGGGCGTATTCCGCAAGAATCTGGCAGCGATCGGAATCGCCGGTTTTCGCCAGCGGCACCGAAATCATGTTGCGGCCGTTAAGATACGCCACCGCCCACTTGTCCATTTCCAGCACCAGCACGTCGCGGGCACGCTGGAAGCGGTTCGCCACCACCTTGAGCTTGCCGAAATCGGACTCGTAGGCGTCGACGGACGCCACGATCTTTTTCGACTTGGCTTCCTCGATCGCGGTGGCGCGGCCGGTGAAGGTCGAGAACACCTGCTTGTTGAAGGCGCCGGTCATGATGGTGCCGGGCTTGCCGCCGTTGGTCCAGATCGAGGACAGCACGCTTTTCAGGCGTGCCTCGGTGAACGCGATCTGCGTGCCGTCGGCCCGCGTACCGGTGCCGTCGATCGGAGACGGATCGGCGGGCGAGCCGGCGGTGCCCTTGGAGGTGTTGGACGCGATCCACGACAGGATCGATGCCGTCTTGCGCGGCGTCGAAGTGTCGCCGGTGACCTTGGCCTGGTTGGTAC